CTACCCCGTTTATTACGGCGGTCAGAACGGTAACAACGGCAGTGGCTTCGGTAATGACTCTGGATGGTAAACGAATCTGCCATCGTTAAATCGCGGAATTAAGCGGGAAAGCTGAAATGCCAATCCGAACCGAAGGCTGTACAAAGTGCAGTCAGGAGCAACGCATAGACGGTGAAAAGATATAATCCGTCCACGAGGCCGCGACAACGAGTTGACGATAATCCCCTAAAGTTGTATAATAATCGCGAAAGGGGGATTATTTATGGGGTTCAAAACTTTTTCTCTTGACGATTATGATGTGACAAAAGATGGAAAAATTATCAACAAAAAATGGGGTGGCAGAGAAGTAAAGCCCCAACCGAACGGGAAAGGCTATTTGCGAGTACATATAGCCGGGGAAATGAGATTTGTCCACAGGCTTGTTGCTGAAAGGTATGTCCCAAATCCTGAACATAAGCCGCAAGTAAATCATAAAGATGGAAACAAGCGCAATAACAACGCTGATAATCTTGAATGGGTGACAAATCTCGAAAACAGAAAACACGCTGTTGATAATGGATTACATCTTTGCGGTGAAAAATGTTCTTGGACAAAACTGAGCTTTAAGGCAGTAATGTTTATCAGGGAACATTCAGAATATACGTCAAGAGAATTAGCAGAAATGTTTAACGTTTCACCTTCTTATGTACGCGCAATAAGGCGCGGTGATGCAAGAAAAACTCGTTGAAAAGATATGCTGAACTTGTGCGAATAAAAGTACAAGAAGTAAAGGATAAAAAGCCTTTACGGTAACATTATGGGATCATTCTTCTGTTCCTGCTCCTGATCGGCAATAACGGATGGGGCAACAACGGTGTCGGCAATGGCGGTGGAAACGGCGGTGGCCTGTATCCTTGGATGAATCAGTCCAACCAGATCAACGACGGCTTCCGGGATCAGATGCTGAACACGACCGTGAACGGCATTCAGCAGGGCGTGAACAATCTCAGCACTCAGCTTTGCAACTGTTGCGGCGATGTCCAGATGGCTCTTGCAAACGGATTCGCCGGGGTCGAGCAGGGCGCAAACGCACGTCAGATTGCAAACATGCAGACGGCTTTCGCCGCCCAGACCGCACAGGCGCAGGGATTCAATGCGGTGCAGGCACAGCTTGCCCAGTGTTGCTGTGATAATCGTCTCGCAACTCAGCAGTTGCAGGCAGTGGTTCAGCAGGAAAATTGCGCCGACCGTGCGGCAGTCTCTGATGGAATCCGGGACATCATCGTCAACAACACGGCAAACACTCAGCGCATTCTGGATCAGCTCTGTCAGGACAAGATTGACGCCAAGAACGACGAAATCGCTCAGCTTCGTCAGGAACTTCTGTATGCGCGTGGTCAGGCTTCTCAGGATGTCCAGACTGCCGCTATTCGTGCGGGTCAGGCAACCACGGCAAATCAGCTCATTCAGGAAATGCGCTCCTGCCCTGTCCCGTCCATGCCCGTTTATGGCATGACCCCGATTTTTACTTGCCCCCAGAATCAGGGCTGTGGTTGCGGTTGCAACGCCTAATCGGGAGGTGTTAGCATGGCATGCGAATTTTTGTACAACGATGTTCAGGAAGTAAGCTTGAATGGCCCGATCCTGTTCCGTTCATCTATTCCCTGTAATCGTGGGTATGTCTACCACGAGGACGAAACCGGGAATTTTATTCTGCGTGGTGCTAACGGCAATAATTGCTGTAATCGGTTTGCCCATTATCAGGTGACTTTCAACGGCAATATTGCCATTCCTGAGGGCGGTACTGTCACGCCTATTGCCATCGCCATCACGGTCAACGGTGAACCTCGCCTGACAAGCCGGGCAATCTTCACCCCGGCGGCGGTTGGAGACTTTGGGAACGTAACAAGCACGGCAATCATTAAAGTTCCGAGATGTTGCTGTTTCTCTCTGGGCGTTGATGCCGTTCCGGCAACAGCAGATCCGACTGTTACTCCTGCGCCTGTCATCGAGGTGCAGAATGCAAATCTGACCATTGCACGCATTGCGTAAGGGGGTGAAGAAAATGCATGAGGATAAACTTTATGAGCTTAAAGATAAGCTGATGAAAGAACTTGAAGAATACGCCCAGAACGGCAAATACAGCCGGGAAGACGTAGAAACCATCAAGTACATGGCAAGTGCTGTGGATCACATCTGCAACATTGTGGAGCGTGCTGATGATGGCGGTAGTTATGCCGACGGCGGCATGGGCAGTTCTTACCGTGGCGGCTATTCTCGCAACATGGGTGGATCTTATCGTGGCGGCTATCCCCGGAACTACGGCGGTGGATCTTACGCCCGTGGACGTGGTCAGAACGCACGCCGGGACAGCATGGGGCGTTATTCCCGTGACGGGAGCAACGACATGATTGTTCAACAGTTGGAAGATTTGATGCAGGATGCTCCCAACGAGCAGATCAAACAGCAGATCCAGCAGTTGGTTCAGCAGATTGAGCAGATGTAAGGACGGTGAGCGGATACAATGATTACAAAGCAGGATTTGCTTGAGGCAATTGCTGAGTGTCAGGGTGTTCGCTCACCAAATGCCAACACAGCGGTCAAACTAGCGGCGTTCTACACAATTCTTGACCATCTGGACGATGATAAGCCGCCAGTTGAAAAACCAGTGCAACAGAATTCTTTTGCCGGATATTCATTTGAAAATAACGGCACTTCGGCAGTCCAATACGAAGGTGAGAGTGAGTTCGCACAGGTAATCAATGGCAAAAAGCAAGAAGATGTGTGGCCTGTGTTGGACGAATTGATGTCCACGATCAAGCTTATGAACGAACGATTGTACAATGGTGTACTGCGACGGCTGTCCTAACCTGATGCCCATCGACTTCGGTCGGTGGGCTTTTGTTAATAGTTTGTTAACAAATTGTTTACAGATTATTTACAAATAGGGGTTTACATATTTAGTAATATATGTTATGATATTAATGTACCCGATGGGTACTGAAACTTGACAACTGAACGAATGAAAGGAAGGAACAAAACATGACGACAATCATCGAGAAGAAAAAGTGGTTGGTTGCGTACAGCCACAAGGACGGACGTCACGGCACAGTAGAAGTAATGACCGAGATCGGCGAATCCGGTGCATTCGACTACGGGAACAAAAAATGGGGTTTGCTTACGGTCGGCGACTTCGAACAGCCTTACGATCTGCGGTATCTCCGTGGCGAAGACCTTCACATGGCAATGCTGAAGAACTACTTCGGCGAGGGCATTGTAAAGGCGACCGAAATCTAACAACCAACGCCGTGCCGGGACGGTGGATAATATCCCGGCATCAAAGGAAGGCAATATGCAGTACAGATCACTTCGCATGGACGGGGTCAGCGAGGATTTGACCAAGGAAAGAGCGCAGAATATTCTGGAAGGATACTACAAAGTGAAGTTCGTGCGCGACATCATGAAGAACAACAAGCAGTTCCGACTGCACACGCCGACGCGGGACATCTGGACGGAAGACGACAACGGCATCGTACCACAGCCGGGATTCTACGGGGTGTGCGAGTAACAACAAGCCGAGCCGGGGCGGCGCACAATACCCCGGCAATCAAAAAGAGCTGAAGGCGGGTGTTACAGTGTTACACTGTTACAGCCAAAAACAGCGTGTCCTTATAGAGAAAAAAATATAAAAGATTTTATTCCCACGTATAAGAGAAATATATGATGTAACACTGTAACATTGTAACACTATATCTCAATCCTTTATATTCCAAAGGGTTGAGGGCGATCGAAAAATTACAATCGAAAAATTGAGTTTGTAACGGTGTAACGGGACGGAGGCGAAAGCATGAAAAACCCGGAGAACAGAGACATCATGACGAGGCTTTACCGCCTGATTGAAAAGTACGAAACGCCGCCAAAGATAGAATACGCCGAGGATGCGGCTGAATACTTTACAGAGGCGTTGCTTGATTGCACTAGCGTGTACGATTCGCACAAAGACAACGAGTTCGCCACGGACTTGGCGGTTGCCCTGTACGGGGCTTTGGAAAAGCGGTTCAAGCGGATGAACCCGGATCCGCTCAAAAACAAGCCGGGGACTCCCGAGCAGATTGGAATGTTCTAAGAAAAAGCAGAAAGGTAGTAAATCAAGATGGTTATTTACGAGCCGAGCGATCCTTGGTACGTCAGGCACTCTGAAGGGCTGTGTGCGGTTGGGCTAGTCGCGCTTGTGATCTTCATGTGCGTCTGGATTGCGATCAACTTTTGAAACGGATTAACAGAAACCGATACGATTGCAGGCAGTGGCTTGGAGTAGCCTATGCGCACATTCCGACGAGGAGCGCATGCAGGCCATTCGCCAAGATCGCATACAGGATTAGGAAGCTTTTTCACAGATGATTCAGCCGGATTAAGAGCGTACAGAGAGACGGCATCCGGCGTTTATTGGAAGGTGACAAAATGAAAATTGACAGAGTTTTGGAACTTTTGAAAATCGAGCGTGAATGCGTGACTCGCCAGAGTCCGTGCAACGAAAAATCGAAGTTGTGCGATCGGAATTGCGGCGAATGTGATATCGCCCAGAATGATCTTGAACTCATCGAGATGTACGACTTTGTAATTAGCATGATCGAGACACTGATCGGGCGACCGCAGTGGATTAGTGTGAAGGACAGACTGCCGGACGATGCAAGCGATGTCCTTGCCTATTACGACGATGGCACGGAAAGCCGAATCATTCCTGTGAACTATTATAAAGGGTGTTGGTATGACTGCGTTTTCAATCGTGCTATCGATGGTCTGGAGACAGGATTTATCAAGTATTGGATGTTACTGCCGAAAGCACCGGAGGTGAAGCAGAATGAGACTGATTGATGCAGATGCTCTCAAAGAGCAAATAGAGAATTTTAATTGCAAGGATTGCAATCACTACAATTTTGTCAGATGCAGAGCATGTCAGATTGATGATGCGCTGACATATATTGACGATGCTCCAACCATCGGTGACTGGATCAGCGTCAAGGACGATCTGCCGAAAGAACACGATTCGATATTTGCGAATCACCCACATCTGAGCAAGCACATGTGGGTGAAAGAATCGGATAACGTTATCGTTTATGTGCGATTCCCGGACGGGACAGGCCGTTCGACAGAAGGCAGGCTTCAGGACGGGAAATGGTGGACGAGAGTCTCTCCGATGCTGGAACCTGTTGTCACACATTGGATGCCACTCCCAGAACCGCCGGAGGTGAAACTAGATGGGGAAACTTAAAACGATTATCAAATGGATACAATTTCTGGCGTGGGCAGGTCTTTGGTTATGGTCAGCTATTACGGATGATCCTAATCAACCTTGGAGAATGATGTTTTCAGTGGTGTGCTGGATAAACGCCTTTGACAGAGCATTTGATATGGGGAGGTGAAGCCGTGATGGACGTTCAAATCAGAGTATGCCACCGAAAAAATCTTTGCATTGATTGCGATGATAAAAAGTGCTGGCACTCCGGGGAATTGATCGCAGATTGTCCGTTGTGGAAGTGCAACAGGGAAGGCGATCAGTTTGAGGATTGCGAATCCTGTGAACTTTTGAAACAGATTCATGAGGAAGGTCGGTGAAGTAAATGCCTGACAGTGAAAAGGTCATAAAATGTTTTACTTGTTGCGAAATAGATGCATCTTGTGCAAATTGCCCTTATTTCGACAGTAACACATGCATCGCTGATCTCCGCAAGGATGTTTTTGAACTTCTGAAGGAACAGTCAAAGCAGAAGCCCGGACATTGGAAAGGATTTACGCAGTCTAGGTACTTTGGTACGGATGACGACGGCGAACCGATCTTCCGTGATGGGGTTTTCTATGTTTGCAGTGAGTGCAGGAGGAAAAGCATTATCAAATATCCGTACTGTCCGAGATGTGGCGCAAAGATGAATGAAGAAAATGAAAAGGAGAAATAAAAATGAAACTTGTTGAACTGCAGAAAATTCTCGGCGACCGTATTAACATCTCGCTTGAAAAGGATATGACTCCTGAACGCAGGCAGGAAGAAAACGAACAGAGTAAGCTGATCATGCTTCTGGCCAAGCAGATGATCAACAACGGCGATTTGATTCTTCGCACGGAAAAGCTCATGGCGCAGTCGAAGACCCTGACTGAGAGCGTGGCTTATACGCTAATAAAATGAGCGCGAGGAGAATTTTCACGGATGAGCAAGTGGAGTTCATCCGTGAAAATATCCAAATCATGTCCACAAGGGAATGCGCCAGAGCGTTCAGCGAGTTCTTTTCGGAGCCGCTTGGGCAGACCGAGCTTCGAAGAGTAATGCACAGGAACTGCATCCAAGCGTCAAAGAAACGAAATGACTTCGCTCCGATTGGCACTGAGCGATACAGCGAATATTACCAGTGCATGATGGTCAAGGTCGGCGGTTATCAATGTCACAAAGGGGACAGTCGTTCGGAGCGTGATTACAAGCGAAACGCAAACTGGAAGCTGAAGCAGAACCTCGTTTGGGAGCAGACAAATGGTAAAGAACTTCCATGGCGTTGGGTTGTGGTATTTCTGGACGGTAATAGAATGAATTATAATCCGGACAATCTTTATGCAGTCCCGCTGAACGTTGCCGGGACGATCGAGAAAATGCGGATGCATAGCGAGAATGCGGAGATTTACAAAACTGCGCTTATATGGGGAAAGTTGTATTATGCGATGAGAGGGGCACTGAATGATGAGTAAAGAGGAATACAGACAACCGGACGAAAACGGCAGAATTCAGTTGTCTGGTAACGAATACAAAGCAATCCGGGCTATTTATGCGGCCATGGATGCATTGTCACGGGAACACGGACAGCTTGAACGGCGGTGCAGAGGATACAAAAACGGGTGGCGTGATCTGCGGTGCTTGGTGGTCTTGTCCGAAAAGGTTCTCAATCAGATACTGAAGACCGTCCCAACTAAGAAGCTGATCCAGATGCAGAAAGACCTTCGGCACACAATCTGCCGGGTGGAAACCCGTGGAGCCGTTGGCATGAAGGAAGACGGCTATATGTTCGTCCCAGAAGATGACGTGATTAAGCTTTGCGAGTCCGCAATGCAGATTCACTGCTTTGGTTGTGAAAAGACGCACAGTGAAGCCAAACACGAGTGCGAACTGTACAAAACGATCCAGAACATCTTCTGCTACAAGTTCGACGAGTGCACCAAGTGTCCATTCTCTGAAAGTTAATCTTGTACAAAGTCCTGCCCGGTGATACAATAGCCATGGGAAATCGGAAGCCCGGTTGTTGGGTTCTCCGGGTGGGATCGCCTCCCGTCGGTGGGGACGTGCAGGAAATTTGCTTCATCTGAGTGGTCACAGGTGGAGCAAATTTTTTTCAATTTTTTTTGAAAAAAGGTATTTACATATTATGTAATATGTGTTATGATATGCATGTATCCACTAGGGTATAAACAAATGAACGGAGGAACAATGATATGAAACAGTACGGTATTTATGAAATCCTCACAGATAAGATTGGGCATGAAATGGTGGATAACTATAAACGAATCAAGGTTAAACGTGAACTTGCATCCGATGAAGATAAGGAATTTTATCAGCGAATCCTTAATGATTTGAACATGGATTTTAAAAATCGTTTCGGGTTCGATTGGGAAGAAGATGGATTCTAAACAACAAACCAAGCCGGGCGGCACTTCCCCGGCCTGAACGCTTAACGAAAGGAACGATGCTTATGTATGGCTACTTCACTGGATTCATCCAGAAGAAAAGAAAGGAAAATGAAAATGAGGAAAGCAAAAAGGAAGGCACGGGACTTGGATTACATTATTTGGTACAACAATCAGAACTACGACAGAGTAACGATCATTGTTCCTAAGGGGACAAGGGCAAACATCAAAGAAGAAGCCAAGCGGCAAGGAAAATCCACGAATGAGTTTCTGATCGGATTTATCCCGAAAGAACTTATTGCTAAACGAGTTTATGTAGGATTAACGGAGGGTTAATTATGAAGATTCCCGGAATGAATGTAACTGAGAAGCATGAAAACTATAGCCTGTGGGCGCAACCCTTGGAAGACGGTTTCCCCACGTTTCACAAATGCACACGGTGCGGCGGTACAATAATTCTTTGCCCGACAAAGTTCTGCCCCGATTGCGGTGCTTACATGGTGAACTGGCCTGAGGCCAAGGCCGAGTACGATGCGTACTCGAACCCCATGCCCGAAACTGAAACGAATGAAGATGAAGAGAATGCTTGAGACTGAAGTAATGCAGGCCGACGAAACTTGGAAGATCGAGAACGATCAACAGGCTGAATGGGCATTGAAGAAGATCCACGATGCCAAGTCCGAACTGGAGTACTGGACGAACTACTACAACGGCCTGATTGATGCTCTGAAGGGTCGCACGGAGAACACGGTTAACTTCATGACCATGAAGCTCGGTGAGTATTTCCGCACAGTTCCTCACAAGGAAACCAAGACAAAAGAGAAGTACACCCTGCCGTCCGGCGATCTGGTTCTGGTCAAGCCCAAGAGCGTATGGACGCACGACGATGCGGCCTTGCTTGAATGGGCAAAGAAGAACGGTCGTGAGGACTGCGTGAAAACAACCGAAAAGGTTTCATGGGCAGACCTGAAGAAGAATCTCGCAGAGGCAAAAGACGGCACGATCTACGACAAGGAAACCGGGATTGTGTGCGGGGCTGTTACGGCTTCCAAGTCTGACCCGGAATTCACCATTGAGCGCATGAACGTTGAGTGAGGTGCTGAATGAGCAAGGCCATGGCGAGCGACATCATGAATCCCAATTTCGGAGTGCCTCAGGATGATCCGTGGACGAGATTGGCTGTTGCTGTTGTGCGGCAGGCTTGCTTGGATTATCACAAGGACTGCCGGAAGGCCAAAAAACTTCCGGCACGTCCCATCAGGAGGCATGGCGGTATACGGGAGGAAATGACCGATCTTGAATACGATTTGTGGTTGGAAAGTCAGGAGAAAGACAGGGAAAACCGTAAACAACGTGAACTGGAGTTTTTTCACAGTGAGTATTGTAAGGTGCTTTTACGACAAGCGGATGACGAACTGATTGACAGGATCATCGCACGAATTGAACAAAAACGAGATGCAGAGCTTCCGCTGATTGATCAGCGTGAGCGGAACAATGCAGATGATTTTATTTAACGAAAGGAAGTATAAAACATGGCAATTCCCGTTTTGATTCTTGGTGAGAGTGGCACTGGTAAGAGCGCAAGCCTTCGGAATTTCAAAAAGGGCGAGGTTGCGGTAATCAACGTAGCAGGGAAACCGCTTCCATTCCGCTCCGAACTTGGCATGATCGTTACTGACCGCTACCCGGAAATCGTTAAGGCTCTGAAGGGCATGAAAACCCCGTCGGCGGTGATCGACGATGCACAGTATCTTCTGGCGAACGAATTCATGCGCCGCTCCGGCGAGGTTGGCTTTCAGAAGTTCACGGACATCGCAAAAAACTACTGGAGCTTGATTGCTGAAACAGTGAGCAAGGAACTGCCGCCGGACAAGATCGTGTATTTTCTGAGCCATATTGAGCGCGACCAGAACGGTAACGAGAAGGTCAAAACCATCGGCAAACTTCTGGACGAAAAGATCACGGTCGAAGGACTGTTCTCGATTGTGCTAAAAACGCACGTCGAAGACGGAAAATACACCTTTTTCACGCAGAATTCGGGATTCGACACGGTAAAATCGCCCATTGGAATGTTCGATCAGCTTCAGATTGACAACGATTTGAAATTCGTCGATAATACCATTCGTGCTTATTACGGTATCGAAACCAAGAAAAACGGAAAGGAAGAAACGAACAATGATTAATTACAACGG